CGAGGCTAGCCAACGCGCTTGATGCAGCTTCTCTCTCATCCACATCATTTGCTGGTTATCAACTGGAATTTCTAATTCTTCATTAATTTTATCAATTATGGTAAAACAGCCAGTTTCTCTTGCTCTTCTCACTCGCTCTTGTAAATCTTTATCATTTCGCATTTTTTTATAAATCGTTGACAAGTCAACTTTCATTTCTTTTGCGATCTTTGATAAAGGTTTTCCAAGCTCTAATTCTGTAATGATTTTTTCAAAATCCATTGTCTTAATTCTTCCTCGCTTTTATTTTTAAATTGTTTTAATTTGCTAATTGCTTTTATCTTGCCTTCTAAAGTTTTGGCTCCGGTATTATGGCCCCCATGAAAACGGCAACGATAACGACCATTCTTTTTTAAAATTCCTTTAGCTTTGCATTGAACAGTAAAATTGCTGGCGCGTGTAAAACTCTCGCAGTAGATCTTATATAATTTTTTACCAGCCATTAGAAAAAACGCAAAAAACCTACTCTATTTATCTCTTTATTAAATTTTGACTATCTTGTCTATCAAAGATTTATCAGCTAAACGACTTATTAAAAATATCGTTTCGAGATACCTCTTTTTAATTGTTGTTCGATGTACTCCAAACCTCTTAGCTAATTGCACCCAACTAAACCTACAAGCTCTGCCCCATAATAAGCGCCTTTGCTCTAATTTAACTAAAAGCATCAATTCTATTGCTAATTCCCAACTCGCTATTTGCTTGGCATTCGGATACAACCTAAGCGGTTTTCTGTTATAAAAGCCTAGATCTTGCTTTGAGTATGTCATTTCTAATAAATCATACATACGACTAGCATGAGGCTTCTTAATTCCGGGGATTAGTCTTTCTGTTCTTCCAGCCGTATCTAAGATTTCCATAATCTTCACCTCCACGGCAACTGAGGCTTTTGCCATTATTAACCTATCTAATAGCTTTTAGATTTCTATAACTTCTTCTTTTTTAAAAGTGTGCTTCTTAATCTTTTTACCTTTATTATTTGAATACTCAATATAATTACCTTCTCTACCGCATTCCTTATAATACTCGCCTTTATAAAATAATTTATTCGTTTGTAGATTAGCAAGCTGGGGGGTGCGATTAATGTTTCTCTTTTGATACCTAGAACTATACTGGTTAATACTATTGGTTTTATTAATAGATGTCATATTCGACCCATTAGAGGTGTCGTATATGGTACGTATATGTTTTAGCCTTTTTAATTGTAATTCTTTCTGCTTTGTGAGTAGATATTCGTTAGTAGAGCTTCGCCTTTTTTTCGTCACATAACCAAGCTTACCAAGGTTAACAATAGCTCGGTAGATAACAGACCGGCTCAAACCTAGATCCTTTTGTATTGTTCGGTATCTGGGATAACAAATTCCACTTTCTTTATTCATGTATCTAACAAGACACATATAAACTCTAAATTCAGTTGAGCTTAGATCTTTGTCAATTAATACGTTGTTGTCGCAAATACTAAATAAACTCAACCAGCCTCCTTATGCTTACAAACCTTATCGTGCTGTTCTTGCAGCATTTCCATTATGCCGACCCAGCCGCTCGGATACATATAATTAAACTCTTCCGACTTTGTTGGTGTGAGCTGCTTAATCCTAAATCTAACTATTTTATTTTGCTCAACTTTATAAAAAATTAAAAAAGATGGTAAACCAGCCAAGGTAGCAAGGCGTTCGGTAGTATGCGTAGTTTTATAAGTCTGGCCTTTATCGAAACATGTCTCCGCCAGATATAACGGCTCCCAGCATTTATCACAGATCCCGCAAACATCGATGTCACAGAAACCAATACGTCGATTTTCTACGTTTCTACTCCACTCACTATACCAATCGCCTCGATTATAATAATTTCGGCGCGCCATTAAAAAATACCAAGCTTCCTACAGTTGTTTACATACTGAGCTGCATGTTCTTTTAGTTTCTTATTTTCTTGCTGTTCGTTTTTAATAAGAGTTTTTAGATTGTCGATTTCTTCATCTTTTTTATTGATGATGTTTTTTAAATCGTCAATTTCTGCTTTATGAGTTTTACAAACCACCGACAGCCTTCCTTAATATTTTATTGGAGATGTGATTTGGATTACAATAACCCGCAGAAAATAAATGCGGGTAAGTCTCAACCCATTTCATATATTCATCACAAAATTGTTTCCACTCGGGATTTACTCTTGACTTTGCGTATTGAGGAGCGATCGACCAGAATACTATTGTAAAAACAATTATAAATATTTTAGTTTTCATTTAATTGTCTTGCCAGTTAATACATTTCTAATTTCTAATACCCATGCACGCGGAATAGTCTCAATAGTACCTACTTCAATTCCATCTTCATCGGAGCTGTAAGATCCAAATGTTTGTATTTTTTTTCTGGATTTGTTGAAGAGATAACCAACCGAATGACATTCAGCGGGTTCCAACCTTTTTGCTTTGGGAATTGACACCCACTCAGAATTACTAACCCAATCAAGAGTAGTAATGTAAACCAGCGGGTAATCATCAATCGTACCACTTAATTTTTTTTTCTTACTCATAAAAGCTAGACGCAGTAACTTTGCCTTTTGTTTTTTCTATAATTATTTGCATCATCGCTGGCCTAGGTATTCGTTCGCCTTTGCACCATCTAAAAACTGTGGTGTGATCCAAGCCAAGAAGTGCAGCTAGTTTTTTATGTGATAGTTTCTTTTGTTTTCTGTATTCTTCTAGTTTTATTGATTTTGCCATATTTTGAGAAATAGGCATATTTGCTTATTTGTCAAACAGATTTAGGAATATTTGATGCTCGGTTGTATTGTTTGTATGTGGATAAGCTTATCTTATAAACTATTATACTTTCATAGTTGACAATCCACAAAAAAGAATGCTACTAATTGACATTATGTCAACAAAAGATAACTTATTTGTGCTAAGTAACTACACAGTTAATAATTATAAAACTAAAAAAAACAAAGTTGAAACTATGGCATTGTTGACAAAGTTATTAAAAGAAAAAAGCATGACGCAAGCTGAACTTGCAAAGGAATTAAATAGAGACAAAACAACAGTCAATCGTTGGTGTAAAGATAGTAGAGAAGTTGCTTGGGATAACGCTTTAAAAATAGCTGAAGTTTTACATTGTCACCCAGTTGAAATATATGAGCCTTCTATTAAATTGCCTTGTAAAAAATATTTAAATGGCAGTTGGAATGTTAAAGATTATAACAAGGAAGATATAGTTAAATTCAATATATCTTATGAATATAATAAGTTAGATATTTTTTTAGTTTTATTTGATATTCCGGGGTCTCATTTAGACGGAGAAGTTGGAATATTTGAAACTATGAAAAAAGGTAAAAAATTCTCAAGAAATGCTATAAATAGAATGTGTTATTTAGAGCCTTCAAAAAAATTACTTGCAAGAAAACCACATATAAAACCTATAGCAGCCGTGCTGCAAACAAACAATGATGGAACTTTTAAAGCTGTTGATCCATTTAAAAAAGAACCATTGTCAAAAGATTGCGAATGCTTTACTCCAGATGATCTTTCTATTGCATCACCTATAATTTCTAAATTTAACCCCAGCTTAAAATCCTCTATTTTAGCCACGAAATAAGCATTTATACATACTAAGATTGCCATTTATACATATTTAGTATAGAGATTGTTCAAGTGATTTGTTTTTATGCAAACTAAAGAACAATTTGATTTAGAAGAAATAATTAAAAAAATTCCTAAGCTGCCGGATTGGGTAAAGCTTTATAAATTAAATCACCACTCACCAAGCCAGATTAATAAAATAGATGGCAACTGGGTTTACGAATATTTATATCTTAACCAAGAAGAACGTAGAAAAATGTATTACGGATCCAGAGCTGATGCCGGTACTTCTATAGCAGCTGGATTACAAAAATTATTTTCTAATTATGTATGGGAAAAAGATAAAAAAATTAAAAATGAAATATTGCCTAAAAAAAATGGAACCAAAAAAGCTTTTGAACATTGTCTTGATGAATACAATAAAAGACAAACTACTCACGATACAGAAAAATATCAATTTAAAGATAATTTAGAAAGATTAGCTGGTACATTTCACACAGCAGTTAAAGCTTTCCAAGAAATTAATTTAAAAGGTGAAGTAGAAAGTGAAAGAAATATTTATTTAAATTTAATTAATTGTATTTTGCCTTGTATTGGGAGACCCGACTTCGAAAATAGTACCCACTTCATCGAGCTTAAAACGAAATGGAGACGTAAAGGAAGAACGACAAAATCAGATGGCTCTCCATCTTTTAGTTATGTAAAATTACAAGACAAGCCAAGCAACGAACATGCTTTACAAACAAATTTTTATGCTCTTGCAACTGGTAAGAAACCAATTTTATTAGTTGTTAACGAAGATGATTATAAAATTTTTGATGAAACACACCCAGCTCTAAGTAAACAAGCCAGAGAAAAAACACTAAAACAAATGTCTATAGTTGCAAAGCGAAGAGAAAGATTAATGCAACGACATGAAGGCAAAGATACTTACTTCATGGATGTTGAGCCGCAATTTAATCACATGTTCGCTTGGAATTATTTAGAAGGCAATCACAAACAAATAGCGGAGGAGTTATGGTTAAAAGGTTAAACGAAATTAATTATCAGCAATTAATACTTAATGAAAAATATAAGCTGAACGAAAAGAAATTACAGAGGAAGAAAAAATTGTGTGAGCTTCTTATCATTTTTTCCCTAACTCTTATGATACTATGCTTGCACAAATACGCACCTAAAGTGAACCTCCCTCAGAGGTTAGGAACTTCTGTAATTAATGAAGGCGCTGGGTTTTCAGTAGTTGAGGTTAAAAATAGCTACCTTAAATGCGTTCTTTACCAGCGCTTTCAGAGAGGTACTTATGCCTAAAGTTATAGAGTTTCCAGCTTTACAAAAAAAATTAGAACAGCTTAGAGCTAAGAAAAAAATTATAGATTGGAAAGATGGTAAATTTAAAATCATCCATCAAGAAGTAGAAAATTTGGCCAAAGATTACGACATTCAAACAGACATAAATTTAGTACATTGTAATTTAGAAAAAGGCTGCGCAGTTGTTAAAGCTGGAGCTATATTTAGAGGTAAAAAATATTATAGCCTTGGAGAAGTATCACCAGCTAATAATGATTTTATGTATCCGGTTGCAGTAGCAGAAATGAGAGCTGTTGACCGAGCTGTTTTAAAAGCATTAGGATTACACGGAACCTTATATTCTACAGCTGAAATACAAGAAAATTTTAAAAACAACGAACACCAAGGAATAGATCTAAACCATGCTAGCGTTGTAGAGTACCAAGTTAGAAACGCCACACATATTGGCAAGCTAAACGAAATTCTATCAGATCATAAGGATTTTTTATCTGATCTGAAGAATACCGATAAAACTAAGTACGAAGAGCTTAGCAATATCGTTAATATAAAAATGTCTCAATTTAACGGAGGAGCAAATAATGTCTCAAAATAAAGATCCCAACTGGGTAGCAACATTTAGTATGCAGCGCAATTCAGATAAATTCGATGCAAACAATAATGTTATAGCTGGTAAAGAAAAATTACCAGATCTCGTTTCTGTTAATAGTGAAAAGGTAAATCAGAAAACTGGTAAACCATATAGAAAAAATTTTACTATTAATGGTATGTGGCATGAGCCAAGCGGATATGTTCAAAAAGATGGAACATATAAAATTACGATAAAAAAATCTCGTAATGTAAGCTCAACGCCTAAGTCAGACGATCCATTAAATTTTAATTATGGAGCTAACGTCTAATGACTACGAGATACGGCTTAACACAGAAACAACTTAAAACTTTTAAGTTTATAAAGTCTTATCTCAAAAAAAATAAACTATCGCCTTCTTACGAAGAAATCAGGAAGGCGGTAGGTTTATCATCAAAGAATAGTATTTATTATTTGGTTAACCAGCTTGTTGATAGAGGTTACATAGATAAATTAGAAGGCAAGTATAGGAGTATTGTAATTAAAAATGACAGATAAAACCATGTTCGATAGCTTAAAATATCAAGTTGGATCAGATCATTATAAAGGTTTGTCTATAGAACCAGCTCAATATATTATAAAAAATAATCTTTTATTCCCCGAAGGAAATGTTATAAAGTACACGACTAGACACGATTATTGGAAAAGAAAAAAAATACCTACCAAAGATTTACCGAAGATTAAGAGTAAAGGAAAAAAATCAATCGAAAAAGCTATACATTATTTAGAAATGATTTTGGAGCGCGACTATGCCGAAATTTGAAAAATTCTGGTCTGGAAACTGTAGCTTTACAGCTAAAGAAATATTTACAGATCTGAACACAGCTGCCCAAGCGGGTCTCCCAAGTGCAGCTGCAACATACGAAGTAGATGAGAAATCATTAAGCTTCGACTTTAAACGCGTAAAGGAGGTAAAGACTAAAGATGTCAATACAGATAACGCCAGAGACCGAGTACGAGAAAACAAAAGCAAGGATGGAGTTAGTACAGAAAAGAAGAAAATCAATCCTAGCCAAAATATCTCGGTTGAAAGCTAAAAATGGCGGTTTCTATCCCCCAGTTACAGCAGCTCTAAGTAAGTCTGCTCACGATAGGCTGATTGAGGAGATAGGATTACAAGATAAGCTTAGCCAACTATCAGTATAAGCTAAGCTACATTAGAATACTTCTAAACTACTTAACTGTAGTACGCTCTCTCTTTCACTTCATTATAATTTGCTTTTCTGTCAATGACAGATTGACAAACTTGCATAGGTTGTAGTATAGCTTGTTGGAATGGATTTTTATAAAAGAGAAAAGTACGGCAAGCTTGTTGTTTACACCTTAATTAACAACAAAGAAAAAATAATAAAAAAATATAATCTTAACGAAAAAAGAAAAGCAGATAGATACCTTAAATCACTAGACCCAAATCATCCAGATATAAAAAAAATAACAATAGGAAAAGGCATAACTATAAATGAAGCTATAGAAGCTTATATCAAGACTATAGATCGAGACAGAATAAATACGAGAAAGTGTAATACCAACTATATTGGCTATTTAAACAGCCATATCTTGCCCAGAATTAACAAAACTTACTTATCCGACTACACAGTAGCAGATTTTAAATTTGACTTTATTCCTAAGCTTATGGCTGCAACTAACAAAAAAGGTGATCTGTTAAGCAGATCTGTCATTATCGAGATAAAAGGTTTATTTCAAAGGTTCTTTAGGTTTTGTGATGATAACAACTGGGAATGCGATTTAAGGATCCTTACATATAAGTTTACAAAAAACGCTATACAAAGACCACCTAAAGACCAATACGCTCCATATCCTAACGATATAAAAGATATGCTGCTAGCTGAACCAAATATAAAATACCAAGCTTTAATATATTTTGCTTCTGAAACTGGAGCTAGACCAAATGAAATACTTGGTGCTTTGTGGAGTGATATTGATTGGAAAAATAAAATTTTATTTATAAAAAATTCTATTGATGACAAAGGTAAACTAAGATTAGATTTTTTAAAAAATACCGGATCAAGACGTAAAATAGTTTTATCTGATAAATTATTAAAATTATTAGAAGTATCAAGTGTATATAAAAAAGATAGGATCTTTCCTTACACATTAAAAAAAGCAAAAGGAATTATAAGAAGAGCTGCTAAGAGAGCTAATGTAAATTGGATTGGCGGCTTAAAACCATTTAGAAAATTCAACTACACTTTATTAAAAAACAAAGGCATCTATTCTGCAAAAGGATTAGCAAATAGAATTGGCCATAATAATACTATGACCGGAGCTTTGTATTATGAAGTTGAGTTGGATGAACAAAGAAAAAATCAAAAGCTATTAAATCAATTAATGGAGTAAATTATGGATAGCGCTACTAAGAAACAAATTGATATTTTTGATGAAAGAGGAAGGCTTGCAAAAATGTTAGTGTTGCTTCGTGAGTTAAATTACAAAACTCAAACAAAAGTAGGAAATGTTATTTCTGTTACGTTTCAACAGACGCAGAAATACGAAAATGGTATAAATGGTATCTCAAGCGAAAAACTATTTATGTTATGCCGTGCAATGGGATATGACTTTGATCTCGTTTGTAATGGCAATCCATATCAAGAAATAAATAAAATTAGTAATCCAGCATTGATGCAAAAATTATTAATTAAATTTAGAAGTATTGATGCGGTTATGGCTAAACATAGAAAGCTGAATGAACAATACCAAAAAGTATTGCCAAAGATTGAGTTGGAAATGAATTACCAAAAAACATTTTTAACTGAAAATGAGGTTCAGCAAATTAGACAAGCAGAGCAAATTCACTCTGAGTTGCAAAACGATGAAGCTCAAAAGTTTCACGTTAGATCTCTTGCTAACATGTAAAAAAAAAGCGGGGCAGAAATGCCCCGTTTCAAAAACCGACGGAATTTCCGACGGGTAAAAAATAATCATTGTATATCAAGGAGAATTGGTCGGGGCGGCAGGATTTGAAAGTGTAAACCAAACGACCCAGACTTATTGATATATAATACTTCTAATCAAAATTGTAAAAAAATTGTTGCCAAAAATGCCGATAAATAAAGCCTTATATTATGCGATGTTTCTTAATTGAAACATTCATTTTCCGACCAAATTGTTTATATCTTTTTCAATTTTTTGTGTAATTTTTTGTTTTAGCTCATCATCTTTTTTCATACATTGATAATGAGCTTTCTCTTTTGTGGCAAAGACAACAAAGCTTTCAGTATTTACCATATCATTTTTACAATAAATACATTTGCCAATATCCATGACAATTTGTTTAGGTTTCTTCCAAAGCTTTTTCTTCACTAATCTATAATTAATTTTTTAATTGAAATCGATCCATCTACGTTTTTTTCTAACTCAGCCATTGAAGTAATACATTGATAAGTTGTGTTGTTAGTAGCTTGTCTCATAGCTACGCGCTTCCTAGATAAGCATTCAGAAATCGAGCTTTGTATTCGTGCCTCTTTTATTTCTGAATTAATCATTAATAATAATGCAACTACACTCTCAACCATCAATGACCCCCATTAGCTCTTACTTTGTCTTTAAGATCTTCTAAACTTTCTTTAATTTTTTCTATATCTTTCATAGCATAATTAATGTTGACGTTATTATTTCTCATCGTCTCCATCTCTTTTTGTATATTTTCAACTTGCGATGCTATGTGTTCTAGCAGCATAAATTGTTCTTGATCGGTTGGTAATTGCTCGGATTTTTTTAAGAGATCAGCTTGGAAAAGCTCTCTGCTAGTTTCAAGTGAACCAATACGATTTTCTAATTCAAAAAAACTTACTGTTGCTATGACCGCGCCAGCTACGATTGCGATTAAATTCTTAGCTGGTAATTGTATGCCGGTGTTCTCTGAAAGTTTAAGTGACTTCATCTTCCGCCTCTATTTCTTTTTTTCCATGTTCTTTTCTTATGCTTGTTCATGCTAGAAAATTTAGGTTTCTTTCGCGTTGTTAGGCTAGTTCTTTTTGGGATCCGTTCATGCGGAAGTTTATTAACATCAAACTTTACACGTGCCATTTACTTTTTCTTTCGATCAAGTACAGATTTTGTAATTCTTGTTCCGAAGCTTGCAGAAAAAACTATGATAACCAAATACCATACACTATCCGGAAGCTCATTGATTATAGATACCCACTCTCTAAAGTTCTCTCTAGTAGATGGAAACCAACCAGTAGTAAGCATTCCAATTAGCCAAAGCATTAAGATTTCATCCTTGTATGATTGATCTTGGCTTTTAATTCTTGTTATATCTACATCTTTCGCTGCTTCTATTTCAGCAGCTCTAATAACTTTTGTTTTTTCGGCTTTATGTTTAAAATATTCTGAGCCTTTATTAATAACCATTTTTGTTAATGGATTATTAAAAATTTTTAGTAAATGGATCATAAATTACTACTCGCCATTTCTGCTGCTACTTCAGCGCATCTTCCCGGAGTTTGTTTGTGCCAGACACTATCAAGTATTTGTGCCGAAGCTTCTTGTATGTCTCCGTCTTTTAATGCTTGCCACATCTTTTTAAACTTAGCTGTACGTGGCCCACCAAGCTGATAACACATTTGAATTATGCAGCATTTTTGTATGTGGTTTAAATTAATATCACCTATAAGTTTTTCAGCAGCCGATACAGCAATGTTAAAGTCTTTATCAAAATACTCTTCAGCAACTTCAATAGGATAATGCTCACCTTCAACAAGATCATCGGTAGGTAAAACCATATGACCATAGCCGAAAGTTGGAATGGATAAGCTATCAAGATAAATATGGTCTCGGTAGCCTTCATGCTTTTTAATTTTATTTTTGAGATCGTTGTAGTCTGCCATAGTTCCTCTAGTTTGTTGTGGGTCAAAATTAAAAATTTTAACACCGAGTTTTCTTTGCTCAGCTGTTCGACTTCTGTTGATCTTTGATCCGTTAGATCTGAAGTTTCTTGTTTTGACATCGTAAGCTTCATATTGACCAGTAGTTAAATCTAAAACTAATAGATCTATTGGCCCCTTGCCTCCAATGGGTTGAAATACTATTTTGTTTGGATCTTTAGCGAAGTGAGCTGCTGCTAACAATTCAGTTTCTAAACCTTTAGCAGCTGTATTTCTATTTCGTAAAGTAGTAGACGATTGAGCCAAGTAAACCTCCAACTAATATTATAATAGCTGCGGCTCCCTTACCTCTCGCCATATCCTCTTTAAGAGATCGAATATCTTTTCGCATTTCATCTATACTTTTAAACAAAGTTTTCATTCGCTCAGCACAGACTTTTTCGTGATAAGATATTCTAATAGCGTTTTCGTTTGACGTTGTTGTTTTTCTTTTTCTAGGCATTGGTACCCTTCACATAAGTACAGTTAAACTTAACAACAATTTCGTTTTTGTTAATTTCAGATCTGCCTATTTCTTTTGTTTTATTTATTGCTTCTTCATAACCCGATATTAAACAATCGTAATAACTATCGTGTCTTGATAACGGGAATGGATCTAAGCAACCCCCATGAATACTTGAACACAATATCATAGTGAGAAGCACGTTCATTAGTATTGAAGTGAAACACCTTTAATTCTAGCTTCTTTACTTCCACTAGCTTGATTAGCAAATTCTAATTTGTATTTCAGACTTGTTCCTGCTGTAACAGCTAAGTCATTTACTTTTGCCATTTTAATACCACTACTAAAATTAGGCATAGCTGTAAGTGTAGCTGTCGCATAGTTTGAACCACCATCTGCTGAAAGTTTTAAAACTATATCTGTATTTAATGCGTTAGTTCCTGCGTTGTCTTGATAAGTAATAATAGCACCCATTTTTGAAACACTTGATGATGCTGTAATTGCATTGTTTTCGAATGAACCTGTAGCACTAACAGAAAGTGTCTGTGCTTTTGGCGCCCATTCTGTAAAATTATAGTTTGCATCTACAAAGTCTGCTCCAGTTGGTTGAACATTTATATAACGTGCTTCAAAAGGTGTGAAACCTGTAATTTCGTGCATTGAGTTACCTGTTTGATAACCACTTCCAATTTGAGACAAACTAAAAGTTCCGTTTGATGCAAAGTTAGAAAGTGTTACACCACTTCCATAACCTGTTGAACTTTCTAAAGTTGCTGAAGCACCTGTCCAATCAAAATTATTATCTGTTCCTGCCGAGTTTGTTGTAGAATATTTTGCAGTTATTTGTGTAATATCGCCATAACCTTTTGCTTTTCCAACTCTATAAGCTGAAATTTTCATTATAGAGCCTAAATCTAAAGTTATTACTCCTGTTGTATTACCTGAACTTGAAGTCATTCCAGAAGTTGCTCTGTCGTTATCAGTAAAATTTGCAAGAGTTGGTGTAAAAATTGAACCACTACTACTGACTATTGAAGAATAATTTTTATATTCTAATGTTCCGTATGCTACAGCTTCTATATATTCACTAGCATTAAATGCTGAATTAGTAAGATTAGTAATTCCTGTGCTGTCTTGAAAGACATCTACATACATTGAGTTAGTATTGTAAGCTGATTTGTTTTCATTAGATGCTTGTCTTAAAGCAAGTGTAGAAATATCATTAACTATTTTATTGTCATCAAAACTTGTAGCGTGTTGAGATACGGCACTAGCTGGAACGCGAGCATCGGGGATGGATCCCGAAGTTAGGTGATTTGCATTAAGATTAGTTAGATCTATGTTATCTAAACTTGTAAGTTTAACGTCTCCGTTTGCGTCTAATAAATCTGCTATGTTTCTATTTTTACTCATAATTTTTTACCTCGCTGTACATGGTACGTTGTTACTTCCTACTAATGGTGCTTCTGCAAAAGCCATATAGATATAATTATTACCAGAAATATTAAATGAACTTGATGAATGTCTTAATTTAAAACCATTAGATAATATATCTATACTATCTGATGCTCCAGTAACCTCTGCATCAGAATTATTAGCTTCTAATCTAACATTATTAACATTAAAAGTTCTTCTTTTAATATCTTGAATATACCAATCAGATGTACCACTAGCATTTTTATACATTATCCAAGCTGGTTTAAATCCAGTATAAACAAACGTACCATCTGCATTTCCGTTTCCTGTATATGAACCAAACTTGCTAAATCCTTTTTTCTCTGCGAAGCAGTAAGCTATTTGACTTGTACCTGAAGCTAAATTTGGTGTGCTTCCTGTTGAAGTATAAAAAACATTAGATGTTGGTAAAGTGTCTTGCCATTGATTAGCAGTATCTAATCCTGCTGTTGTATTTAAAAATAAATATTGAGTAATAGGTATTGATTTATGCCAAACAGTCCAATTTGAAGTTGTTGAATATGGTCTTGCAATAATTAATGATGGTGTAACACCTAATCCGTGTCCAACTGTTTCATTAGAGCTTGTGCCAGTATAAGTAACAATACTAAATCCTGATGTAGTATTAGCTGAAACAGTTGATGTTATACTTCCGTCTGTATTTGCTGAACCTGAGCCATTAGCTTTCCAGTTCCAAGAACATATATTATTTCCACTACCATTAA